TCAGATGGAAGTTGTGCTTGTAATCTTTTACGTATATCTAATGTAGAAGTTCTAGCTTCGTTATATTTCTTTTCAAGTGCATCAAGTTGTTTTCGTTTAGCTTCTATATTTACAAGTGTTTCTGCACGGTCTTTAAATAATTGTTGTTGTGCATCGTATTTAGGATCTTTTCCAAAGAAGTCTTTAGTTTCTGGAACATCAGCTCTTCTATCTTTTTCTATATCTCTTACTACACTGTCCATTTCTCTACGCTTATTAGTTATTTCTCTTTGTGCCTCATTAATCTCTCTCAATTGTGCAGTTAAACTTGCATCTTGTTTTAAAGCTTGATCAATTTGAGTTTTTTCAATCAACTTACGAGCATTAGCTGCTTGAATTTTTTCTACTTCCCTATTATGTTTTGCAACTTCATCTGCTTTCTTTTCAGCAATTCTAATTGTTTCTTTATCATTATGTTCTTTTTCACGAAGCCTACGTCCTTCCATAGATTGATAGACATCCATCATTTGTTTTTTTACAGCAGCAAAAGCTACAGGATCTCCCCTAGCTTGATCTAAATGTTGCCTAATATTAGCAGCCATCTGAGGAGGTATCTCCTTAGACTGTTGCATTATCATTATTTTTTGACCTACATTATCTGGACTAAGGTCAGAGATCCAAGACCTGATGTGCTCCATCTGTCTGTCTTCAGTCTTAGATCTAGTCTCTGCTGCTCTTGCATCCCTTTCTGTAGCTTTGCTAGATTCATCAAACCATTTAAGAGACTTTTCAAACTGTCCTTTTCCTGCAAGCAGTTGTCCTATTTTCTTAGTTTGATCGTCTAGAGGAAGAGCCCTATTAGCAGGATCTTTATAGAAATTTTGCATAACCTCCCTAGAATCTGCATCTTCAGCAGTAGTCCTCATTAGGTTTTGAAGATTTATTTTTGCTGTTTCAGCTTCTACCCTACCCTGCTGTATTTTCTGTACATCTAGTTCTTTTTGTAGGGGGATCTTGTCTGCTTCAGCTTGAGCACGCAAAGGAATCATCTGCGCTTCATACGCAGCCTTTGTGCCTTCAGTAAAGTCTGTTATATAAGACGGCATAGTTGTATTCCTAGGGTATTAGATTATTTAATTAAAAGAATTAATGCCTTCTACTCCGAACGCGTTTGGAGGATTAAAATCATACTGGCTGATGTCATACCTAGGATCATATGTATACCCAGAAATGGCGTTATTAGTAACAGTACCTGATGGGCTATACCCAGTAGGAGTAGAAGCTTGAGGTGCTGGAGTACCTGCTCTTATTGGATTAAAAATAGAATCTATTGAAGCTACACCTTGGTTTAAAGCTTTTAAGTAATCGTTGTTCTGGCTATATGCTGTTTGTTGTGCGTTTTGAAAAGCATTTACACCTGTAGTAGCAGGTGCATTTGCTTGAGCCAAACCAGTATATCTATCAGATAGATTATTAAAAGCTTTCAAAGCATAGTCTTGATTATAGTTACTCAAAGCTATACCAAGATTACCTGAGTTATTTAAACCAGCTTTAGCACCAAGACGTTGATTTGCTTGTTCACCTTGTTGCCTAAAAAATTGATACCCAGGTTCTGACATAGTAAGACTTGGATTAGCTTGCAGTTCATTAAGCCTTGCAGCATATTGAGGGCGGTATGCTGCCCAAGGATCTGCTTGAGCATCAGCAGCACTTGGCTTCATTGGAGGGGCTGTTGGGGTATTCATAGCCCCATTAAGACTATTTAAAATAGATGAACCAGTCCTAAGTGTTTCTGCTCCAGTTTTTATAGGATTAGCATTAAATGCTTTCATGTACTCATCAGCATATTTACTAAATATGTTTCCTGGCTGAGCAGCACCTGTACCCACATCAGCACTAGTAATACCTGTCATAGTAGCTGAAGCAGCAGCTTGAGCATCCATAGCTGCAGTTTGAGCAGGAGTTAAATACTGTCCATAAGTAGCATTCCAAGCAGTATCTGCAGGTAAAGTTGTCATGCTATTTATAGGGCCACCAGAAGCCATACCCCGTGTAACAGATTGTGTAGCTAATTCAGGAGTAAGTACTTCACCTGCTACAGGAGCAGCATACCCACCTAGGCTAGAAGACACACCACCTAGTTCATATGCACCCATTCCTGCATCTAATGCTGCTCCAGCACCTGCCGATGTTGCAGCAGATACACCAGCATCTACTAAGGCTTCGCCAGCCATCCAACTTCCAATAGCAGGAGCTACTATTGCATTGTCTACAAGAATTTCTCCAGCAACCCAAGCTCCAGCTTCAAAGCCCATGTGATTCTCCTAATAGCTTGCCCATTATAATTTCCTCTTTGCTATATCCAATACGGGAAAGTATTGGGCTAAAATCATTTTTAGGTTTAATGTGAAACCCAATTCTTAACACCTCAAGATTTTTTAAGATTCTTTCGGACTCTCTAATTAGTTTAATTCCTAGCCTACCTTTACGAGCAGATTTAATTAGAAACAAAACATCGTTAGATGCAGAAAAACAATCTTGATAATGTATATGTTTATACAAAAAGAATACTGAATAGCCAATTAATGTAGTGTCTTCCCTACAAGTAATGATAACTAAAAGATTCTTCTTTTCTAAATCAAGATATTTATCAAAATCAGGATTAAGTTTAATTATATCTTTATAGTTAGCTACTTCTTCCCAATGCTGTACTAGCAATGGCTGTATATCTTGTATGACTTGAGCACAGTTTTCACGTTGGAAAGTAATCATATTATTTACTTTCCAGTTGTGGATCACTGTCCTGCTCACCACCCTCAATGTTTAATTCAAAACTTTGCAGTCTAACTGCAACGTTATCTGTTACTAGGAACTGGAATGCTCTACGCCTAGCCCATCCTAGTTGATAGATAATGCTACGACTCTTACTTAGATCTATAGTTCTTCCTGTAGACCAAGTAACATAATCATTCTCTGAGTGAGATACGGTCATAGTAGCATTGACCTTATCTCCTACAACCTCACCTGATTTATAGAACTTCCTGTGCATAGTTCCTGAATCAAGGTTTGAGGTTATGGTTCTCCAATAGATAGCTGTACCAGCATCTGAAAGATTAGTAGTAGCCATTGAGTATAAGTTGCCATCTGTCCTATGAAGCCCATAGGTTGTCTGATTAAAGTCAGTAGCTGTGTGTATAACAAATGCGTGTTCAGCACTGCTGTAATATGAAGTCCACTCATACCACATGGCTTCTTCTATATCATAGACAAAGGTTTTATCCAGAGTAGGCAGGTTCATTACATAGAACGTGTGCCCCTCTATCTTAAAGACATAAGATTGAATGTCGCTGGTAGCGTCAGCATTTAAGTACTTCTCAATGTACCTAGTAGACAGTTTCTTAGGAGCCAATCCCTCCAACATAAATACTGATTTACCATGAGTCTTAGACCTACCTACAAACATTACATTCTGTTCAAATTGAAAGATGCTGTTGCCATTAGCACAGCCAATTTCATTTTTATAACTATCTTGTCTAGCTAAAGGGCTACCTGCAGGATTACCAACATCAGAGAAAAACTCACTACTCCATTCCCCAAATACGCAGATATAGTTTAAATGTTTAACTATACCTACAATCAAATCAGGATCTGCTTCAGCAGTAGTAAAGTTAAGTGGGTTCCACAATCTAGGATCATTGGGATCACTGTTATATATCTGCCCTGCTTTTGTAGCTACTATTGTGTACCCATCTAGGTATGCTGCTCCTGCTGCAATAGCAGAAGCTGAAGATGGGAACCCACTAAGATTTACCAGACCAGTAGCACCAGTACCAGGAGATCCAGAGAAGGTAACTATAGGTGCAGCAGTGTATCCAGACCCAAAAGCAGTTATGGTTACACCAGTAATTACACCACCAGTAGAATCAACCGTACCTGTAGCTGTAGCTCCTGCATAGGCTAAGACTGTTGTTCCATCAGTTACTGATCCGCTGGTATGAGTGGGAGGAGTAGTAGAGGTAGTACCTGCCGTAGTAACGGTGTATAGGTTAGCTCCATAGAATATCTGATTGCCTACAATATATGGAGTTGTTGCTGCCCAAGTTGTACCAAATACAACTGTTGGAGAAACATATCCACTACCACCTGTGGATATAACTACTGAATAAACTGAAGTTCCAGTTACTACGCTAAAGACAGCAGAGCTATCCAACACATACCCATTAGTTCCATTGTGTAGAAATAAGTAACTGTGATCTGCAGACTCAGAAAAGTAGACGTTCTGAACAGTACCTGTAAGTACTCCTATAGTAGTTTTAACCAGCCCAGAGGTTATCTTGTACAACGTGTTACTAGTAACAACGTACAAGTTACCAAACCACTCATACATTCCTTGAGCAGTACTTGCACCAATAGCTGAGTTAAGTGTGATTAGGGCTAAACCAGGACGTTTAACAGTATCCTTACTGGCTTGGTCTTTAGTCTCAAAACTGACATTAACTGACCTAGAGTCTTTAGCTGTAGATGCAGCCCTAGATTCAATCAGTTGTGCAAAGGGTAGTCTTGCAATAGGCATATTAGTTCCTACCGCCCATAACGAATAGCTGAACGAATATCAGGAGTAAAGAATGTACTCTCATTTTCAATGTCCCATTCCATCAACAAGTCTCTGTATTTCTCTGCTTTTAGTAGTACTTCCTGCCTATGATTTACAGGCAAGCCGTACTCAAGAGCCAACTGATCTGCAAGACCCCAAACCAATGCTTGCATCCATTCATTAGGAAAGTCAGGTATAGAAGAAGCAGAACTAATGTCATTAATAGGACGCTGCACTACCATGTACACAGTATAGGTAGCTACTGCACTAGCATCAGGAGTAAGGAACAGCTTTATGGTGCTAGTAGTAACACCTGGGTTTAGATAGATGCTGTTAGCCGTACCTGTACTAAACTTAGACCCAAGCATATTGTATTCTTGGCGACTAATGATATTCAAAGGAATATCAATGTCAGGAGTTACTACAGTATTACGTACCCAAGCTTGAATGATACGTAAAGGCTTGTCAGTTGTAATGTCACACAGACTTGGGCCTGCCGTGTAGGAAGTCTGGTTAAGAACCAGAGGAAAGTTTATTTCAGTAACTGTCCACA